TCACAATACCAACTAAATTGGCACATTCCTCTTTTAGGAATTTGTTCTCCTGTCTTCCAAGATGTCTTATATTCTTTAGTTTGATAAACCACCTCACATACTGTGTTAGGAAATTGTAGGTCATCTACTCTATTCATAACTACATTTCCAACGGCAAACTTACCCACAAACGGTTGGTTTCCCGCCTCAAAGTAGATGTTTTGTGCCATACAAAATCTTGTTTCATCGTAGTCGCTCGCGTGTGCTCGACTAGGTATTAATAGGATAAACATAAGAAGTGCACCAAATAGCATACCTCCTAAAAAGGATTTATATAATATTCTTCCTTTATGTTTTACTTCGTCGTCAATTACTTTTCCAAATTTACTCATTACCATTTCTCCGGTGTTGGGTCACACTCTTTTTCATAATCCCAAGGTGTTGATACTGCATAGGGATCACCCATTTGATTACCTATATACTTAAATTCCTTTTGTACAATAAAAGGAGCTACATGGTCTAGGTATCTATCGACACATGTATTATTCTTTAATGCGTAGTTTTCTACTTCCTCGTACGTCCCGTACACTAGTTCTTTGTTGTTTAGTTTTGCTAGCTCTATCATGTTGTTTTTGTCTGTGTACTGCTATTGATGATTCATACGCAAAAATACCTGCGCCTATTGTTATCGCAATAGCAAATACGGTGTTAGGGTCTATCATAATTGAGTTATGTACCAGACCAACCAGCAGAATAAGCCAGTCCAAGCCACTCCTGCTATAATTATTAAAATATCCATTATATATTTTTCCTGTATACAAATTCAATAGCACGTTCTGCTTCTTTGTCGATTGGACGTTTTAAATACCAATTACCAGTTTCAGAATCTAAATCTCGAATGAGATATTCTATTTCTTTTGCGGTTATAGGATAACCTTGGCCAATAGCATTTCCAGCTATACTCACCATTAGTTGATACATTGCATAATACCAACCTTCAGTTAATCCTTTATAATCTTCTACTTTCTTTTGATTCACAAATGGACAATCCTTATAACCAGTCCAGGATATATTAGTATTAGTCAATTGTGATTTACGATGTTCCATTAAGCCTTTCTTAATTGCTTCAGGTAATCGTTCATAGAAACTTTGTTGAGGAACTACGTATCTGTGTTTAGCCATTAACTCATCTGGATTCATTGTATCTCCATCATGGGAGAATATAAAGTTAAATGAATCTTTATATGAGGAAGGAACGTAATACATACGTGATAAATCTTTAGTTTGTGCATCGGCAATATCGCCAATCTCTTTATTTAGAGCATACCAGAAATGCTTGATTTCAGAAGTATCAACCCACTTAGTAAGAGGAAACACAAGCCTAAACTTAGGATTGTCAACACTAGAACTTGCAGTGCTATAACAAATGTACTTATAAGCTTCATATTTTTTTTCTATATCTTTTATATCACCTTTAAAATCATCGACATCTAATATACCAAAACCACCCCAAGCAACAACATTATCATTTGCGCGAGTTGTATCGGGTTTATAAACCGCTGGACTAATTAGTGGAGCATCTTGTTTCTTTAGATACTTTTTAGAATCAGCCAATCTATAGAGTACTGTTTCAAACTCTTCAAACGAACTATAGTTCATTCTTTTTGCGGTTTTGTTATCGTATATCGAATCAAATATTGTCAGTGAGATTTCCATGTAGTCCCGAATGTGAAGGTGATTCCCAACCTTCTGGTTTTACTAAATCTGGTAATCCAAGTGGATTAGGTCTGCCAGGTTTTACCCCAACTTCTTTTGCCATATTAGCTTTATGTACTCTGTCCCAAGCTTCTTGAGCATCAACACCAAACGCCAGTAGAGTACCAATCGCAATAACACATAGATCTATATGCCCATCGATTAGTTCTTCTGGATCTTTTTCTTTCCATGCAGTGACTGTTTCATCAAACTCTTCTTTTAAGAAGTCCATCCTAAATGCTAAAAATTCAGATAGTTTATCTTTGTTAGCAGGATCTTTCATCCAGTCTAGTACACCATATTTGGTTTGCATATCTTGTATATCTTTTACCCAACTCATCCCGTAATAATTCCTTTTGGTGGTGTTTGTATTCCAGACCTAGCAGTTCTAAATTGATCTACTAAATCTTCTATTGGTTCAATCACAAACATAACATCTTGTTTTCTGATTGATACCCCTTCAGCGGCTTTGGTGTAAGGCATCCACGGCATAAATCCTAGTTTACCTTCTCCTGCCGGTATCATAACAATCGCATCTTTTATCTGATACGAATCTTCGTTTGAATTAGTAATCTCAGCAATAACTTCTTCACCGGACACTAATCTAAGTAATTTAATTTTCATATTGGCTCCTATTATACCACATAATTACTGATTTGTAAATCCCCTAATTTCCTCTATCACCTTCGGTTCAAGTTCAGGATCGTTCCACATACGGTTAAGTCCGCTGGGGTGTGGAACTTTTAAATGTTCTATATTATATTTAGTGAAGTAATTTGCAACGTCATTTCCCATTGCAATTACCTTACATCCTTTAATCTTATCCAAATGGTCGGGATCCGACATATTAGTCCAGGACCAATTTATAATGCCAGCTCTATCTGACCATTTAGTTATTCGTTTAATAGTTGGTGATTTGCTAGGTGGAAAGTTACCTGGCTTTGTTCCAACATAAATGACCTTTCTAAATGTAGGTACTATCTTATCCAAAGAAATCCTCCAATGTGCTTACATGTTCTGCGTTCCAACCAACAGCTTCCAGAATCGGTTGGATAGCATCTATGAATGTTTTCTGGAATTGCATTTCATAATCTACATAGTTATGGAGACCAAACTCTTCTGGCAAGTAGTCTGGGAATGCAATAACATTTTCTTTAACTGGATTTGGCATACGGAGATAAACAAATTTTAGTTTGTCGCCGTTTCTTAGATCTGGATAGTTCTTAAGATCTAAGTCTTTTCTTCGCCAATTGTAAAGTAATGCACCACGTACGTGGATTGGTGTACCTTTCTTGTAGGTATAGTTTGTCACAGTTTCACCAGCTTGGTTCTTCCATCTAACTACATCTTGGAATCCAGTAATGTTATTAGCACCACGTGGGAAAGCAACTTGGTCTGGTCTTAGACTAAAGAAATGTTCTTTGAATTGTTTGATTGCTTTCTGAACTGTTTGTTCATCTGAAGCAATAATAACCTTAAAGATTTCTTTTAGTGCATCTCTACAAACTTCGGGTGTGGAACTTTTGTTAGCTTCTACGCCAGTTGTTTTGATCTTAGGTTCTTTGAATCTAACACCTTCGTTATCCACAACGTTTAGGATATATCTTTTCTTAGCAAGATAGATTCCTCTATCGGCAATAACCTCTCTGCCCATAACCATTTTGTTTTCTATACCACCATACTTGTCGAATAGTTCTTGGTATGATTTAACAAATACTTTTTCTAGTTCTTTACAAACATTGTCTAAGAAGTCTATAGGATTATCCGGATTAAACTTATCTACTAAAGGACCTAATCCAATGTATAGTGAATCGGTATCGATTGCTAATACGTAATCCTTGTTCGTCTTAAGCAGTTTATTTAGGTAATCATTAATAGCGTTTTCACCCCAACGGATAATAAGCTGACCAGATAAGGTAATAGCTTCTGCTATACGTTGATCGAAAAAGCGAAAATACTTATTGCCAAGAGCACCATAGAGAGAATTAAGTAGAATTTTAATTGCCATTTGGCCATTCTCTGCGAGGGATATATCTCTTTCAATACTATAAATTTCTTGTTTATCATCCTTATTAGCCTTTTGTAATTTACGCTGGGATTCAAGCATACGTTTCTTTGTTTCGACACGTTCGCTATAGTAATCGTTAATGATCTTAGGTAATACACCTAACTTGGTGGTATGGAAGTATTGACCATTAGCACATAATCCCATTCCATCTTTATACACGTTTATGTTACCTTCGAGCATTCTTTCTACATCTACATTTACCATTTCACCATTTGCAATTGTTTCTGGTGACATATTGTATTGCATAATTAGGGAAGGATATAGAGAGTTAAGGTCGAAACTAACTACGTGATCGTGCATACCAACTTGGGGTTCTTTAACGTAACCACCAGGGTAATCACCTTTGTCTTGATCTTTAGGGAATGGAACCACAACGTTATTTGCATACAGATCACGGTAAATGATTGTATCCCAAATTGCAGTAGTACCAAATACGTCTTGATAGTTAACACCGCCTTTGTAAGCAATAGTTAATGCCAAGGTAATTAATCCCATCTTATCTTCGAATCTATCCACCAATTCTACGTCTTTAATGTTATAGTCGATAAACTTTTGGAAGTCATTCTTGTATAGGTTAAAGAGCGAACCATGTTCTTCGTAGGATAGTTTAGCTTCACCAAGCACAACGTGTGCAATATTATTAAGTGAATATGATTCTTGTTGACCGTAGGCATAGCCAAACTTTTTGAATACTTCCATATAATCCATTTGGGTTATACCCTGGAACTCATACGTTTCATCGCGATTCATAGATTTGTATGCGATTCTAGCTTCTCTTCGTTCGACCATGCCCCAAGGGGAAAGCTTTTTAATATTCTCTTCGCCAAGATCTGGACCAAATACTCTACGTATACGATTGACCAAATAAGGTATATCGAAGAACTTAGAGTTCCAGCCAGTAATAATGTCTGGGGTATGGGATGGTGTAGACCAGTGGTCAATGAAAGAAACTAATAAATCTTTTTCGGTGGCACAAGATTTATAGACCACGCGGTTTGTTTTCATATAGGAGTTTTCTACATTGTATTCTCCCAAGCCCCAAACGTAATATGTATTGTCAATGTTGTTTTTGATTGTGATAGCTGTAACCTGCTTAAGAGCTTCACCAGGTTCTGGGAAGCCATCGTCGGACTGAACTTCGATATCGATTGTGGTTACATTGATTTGGTTTCTATCGAATTCTATTTGTCCTGGAAATAGGTCGTTGATTAGACAGGATTGATATCTGGTATTACCAAAGATATATCTGCCCGCAACATGTTGATTTTCTGATACCCAATTCTTAGCATCTCTCATAGATTCGAACTGGACAGGAGCAACTGGAACCCCATCGAGAGATTGCCATTTGGTTGCTTTGTTTGTACCTACGAAAAGTGTAGGTTTGTATTTGATTTTCTTTTGTACACGTTTGCCATTTTCTACGCCACGATATAGTAACATATTGCCATAACGAGATACATTTGTGTAAAAATTCATAGGTTCATTATACCATAATATTAAAGGAAAGTAAACCCCCTAATTGCTTAGAGGGTTACTTTTTGTCTTAAAGATAACTTAGTCCGGCCAACCACATTAGTGCTGGTGCACACCCTAAGGTGAATCCTATCACCAAGGTAAATTCGGCAGCGGATCTAATCTCTTGTTTGTGCTTTCTGATGTAGCCCATAACAATCTCCTAGTCTATAAGTGTAACTTACCTACCAGGTTTCGCTAATTGCTCTTATTATAATTTATAAGACTTCTTTGTTGATGCCCTAGCAGATCCAATGTCGATCTTCCTCGGACGCCTTTCTTCTGGGAGTTCTACTCTTGCGTACACAACCAGTATACCATCCTCGAAGTCAGCACCATCTATTACGACAAACTCAGAGAGTCGGAAGCTCTTCTCGAATTTGCGGGATGAAATCCCTTTATACGCATATTGGCGTTCATCATCTTTTGGCATTTCGCCTTTTACTTTCAGGATACCATCCTTGACTTCAACAGATATTGAATCTTTTTTGAATCCCGCTAAAGCCATTTCAATGAGAAATTTCTCATCGTCAATTTTGACTATGTTGTGGGGTGGATAGTTATCCGTACCGGATCGAGCTGAAGAATGAATTCTTTCTAACTCATCAAAAAGGCCTTCAAAGCCTACAAAAAGTGAACGTGGAACGTTCAAAGTATTTCTTACCATTTTATTTTCCTCCTATTAAATAGCAAGGTTATCGGTACCCGACCATCGGCGTACCTCGATTATATTTATACCGGATTAGTCCTTAGTTTGACTATTTCCAATATTATATTTTGGACATAACTCCCACATGTGCTTATCTTTATAAGGTATTACCTTAATCTGACGCAGTGGTGCAATGTCCTTTGCCAATTCAGGACTAACTATACTAATTAATCCCCAATCAGCTAACAGAGTAGTAATTGTATTTCTTCTCTGTATATCATTCTCTAATAGATTGCTTGGTTTGCCATCTAATAGGAATAATTCTTTAAAATGCACTATAAAATATCGGCCTTGTTTATGTAAGATATGACAAGACTGAAATAGCTTATTGTCCTTTCGTGACGCTACACCTATTCTGGTTAGCGTTTCTCTGACTTTTAAAAAGTCATCTGGTTCATTTAATGTTATCTCTAACATAGAATCAGGTGACCAGTCGTTATATGTTTTTTGTTCTTCCACCTTTATAAATCCTTTTCTTCAATTCTTCAATTTGAGTATTATTCAATAATGATAAAACGGATTTAGCTTTCTCATCGCTATATCCATAATATTCTTTTATAACATCTAGATCCTTATAATCTAATGGCTTTAACCACTTAGAGAATCTATTTTTCTTTCTAATAGTATTTATAAAAAAATCGAATTGAAGGCGCGCATCTATATGATGGTTTACATTCATTAGATTGGCATAAAGTACCGTATCCTGAAAATTGGATAAGGATCTATTCACCATAAAGGCATTATATTCTTTCTCCGCTATATCATCCACCATGATATCTTTCTTGGTGTTATTGATTGCTTTTACGTATTCAAAGGGATTCATTTTTATAATAACTTAATTGGGCTTGCTGTTCTTGAATTATCTTATTTAATTCAGCAATCCTTTTATTAGCTTCGACTAATTGTCCTTGAAGCTCTTTCACATTGTGTTCGTATATTGCTTTTGTGTTGGTTTTATTCATTTAAACTTTACCTGTGTCATTAGTTCTGTTAAACATGCCACTAAGTTAAGCTCATGATCCGCGGCGAATGCATTCTTATATTGATAATCCGCCAAGATTAGAACCACTTGTGGTATACTTGTTGGCTCAACCGATTCATCCATTGAATCGTATATCTTTCTGAATATGGCTGCGGGTTCGCTGTCCATATTGTCTGTGACCCATTGCCTCATCTTTCTAAAGTTCTTTTCCCTTAGATAACCAATCAATTCTTTAACAGTAACATCTGAAATTTGAACCAATATACCTGTATCTATATTACCAGAAGACCCATACCGTTGTAATTCGTTTAACACCCTACGCCAATCTGGCATGTGTTTCATAAT